TCTTTTTCTAAAAATGATACTGAAGTTTCTATTGCTGCAAATCGTTCTTCTATTATTTTCATCTCATTTTCAGCTTCATCAACACCACCGATTTTTGCTTCTAGGTTTTCTAGTCTGTTAACATAAGTAGCACCTGTATATCCAAAGCCTGCAAGTGTTCCAACAATAGAAACTAATGCAATTATTTGTCCTGTTTTACTTTGAAACCAATCCATATTTATCTCCAAATTTCTGGCTGATTATCTATCATGCTTTGTAAATTATTTATATTTTGACTAGCATAATCATAAAAAGCGTTTACATTGTCATTTAGTGTAACAGATGAATATATATCTTGAGAAGTGTACCAAGATTGCTGATCTGGTAATTGAACTTGTGTATAAGTATTAAACATAGGAACAAATCCAATTAATGCAACCAAACTTGATTCATCACTATACTCCCCTGTTGTTTTTTGTTGTTCTTGCATATCTTCTTGTTGCTGTTCTATATTTTGAGCAATAATCTTATCTGCGATTTGATCTGCTTCTGATGTTGTCATAACTCCACTTATTGCTGTATCTATATCGCCTTGAACATTTTGCACTTGAACATCTGCAATTGCTATATCTGTAGTTCCGTCTGTATTTTGTAAAGGAGTTACTGTTATTGTTGTGCCTTGTGTTGCAGTATCATTATTAAGGCTTAACACCTGATTATTTTGTGCAGTAGCAGAAGCAAATTGATCTGAAATACTTGGAGAAGATGTTGTACTTATACCGCCTGACTGGTTGTTGTTCTGTAAACTATTATTAGCTGCAATATTTGTATTACCAGAAGATCCTGAATTTGTTCCTGTATCGCCATAGTTAATACTTGCTGTTGCTGTTTTAACAGCATTTTTTATAACATTTAAGGCCACACTTCTTAATTTATTTTTTCTAATAGGATTTTCAGCATCTAACTCATTTATTATTTCCTCTATTTCTTCTATAACTTCTTCACTATCAGCAAGTGCTTCTTCTTGTAATAGTTCTTCAAATACTTCTTCAAGCTCTTCAAATACTTCTTCTACAACTTCTTCTTCAAAAACTTCTTCAATAAATTCTTCTTCTGGTTCATCTCTTTCTACAATCCTTTCATCTCTTGTTTCTTCTTGCATTTCTCTTGTTTCTTCTTCAAACCAGTTATCTAATTCTTCAATTGTATTTATAATTAAAAAATTTTCAGGTTCAGCAAAATCTTCTACAAATACTGTTTCTTGCAAAACAAATTGCTCTAATAAAATATCTTCTTCTAATATATGCGGTAAGTCGTGATTTTGTTCTTGTTCGTTTATAAATGGCAAAGGATCTAATTCAAAGAATAAAGTTAGATCTTCAAAGGTATCATTAAATTCGTTTTGCTCGTGATTATTAAATTCCTCAAAAGGAATAAATACATCTTCTTCAAAAATTTCTATAACAGTAAAATTTAGCTCATTAAAATGCTGATGATGTTCTTCTTCAACAAATATCCCTGTTGCAAACTGTTCCTGTTCATCAATAAATCCATAATCTGTATTGCTATCATTAAAAAAAGCAACTGACTCTTGTTGACTAAATCCTGCACAAAATGGTGCATACTGAGGATCTTCTGCACATTGTTGATCATCGTATGCTTCCCAATAATTAGGGCATGATTGACTATAAAGCTGTGTTATATTGCACTGCTGTGTTAATAAGGCATCTGCATAACCAGAACAACTTTGATCGTTTAAAGGGTTTGAACAATCTACACCATTACCAGATCCTACACCATATAAAGATCCTCCACCCTCTAATAATGTATTTTGCGAAGAATTATTAAAGTTAGTAGATACACAACTGCTTGAATTTGTTGTGCCTGTATTACATTCATCATAGAAAAGATATTCATAAATCTGTGATGTATTAGCACCAATCTCGCCTATAAGGACATCGTGATTTGTTATATCTAACTCATCATATCTATATTCAAAAGAATTATTTGGGTAAAGAATCACTTCAAAACTATTATCGGTGTTATTCCTGCCAAATTCTTTCATATCATACCAACCAAAGATCATTTTTGAATTATCTCCCCATGATTTCATACGAGAATCGTTATCCCTTATAAGATCAGTCCAAAAAGGCAACATAGTGTAAGTATATGCTTTGTTTTCTAAAGGATCTGGCGTGAAATCGCCACAGTAATTATTGAAGTTAATATTTCCTGTGCCAAGTCCAAAATGTAAGCAACCATTTGTAGCCATACGCGCACTATTAAAAGTTTGGCCATAAAATGTAAAATTAAAAGATAGATCTATTGTTGTTGATAGTTGATCATCTCCAACAGAGTATGCTAGTTCTCCTTCAAAATTATTTGCATTTTTCTGAAGTTGAAATAAATCTTGGTTTGCTTCGTAGATATATTGGCTATGAAGATTTAAAGATAAAAGGACTAACCCCCATATAGCTCTTTTTTGCATTGTTTCTTAGATTTTGTTTTTCTTACTACAACTCTGCTGACTAAACCAGCAACATCATTTTTAATTTTATCTCTTTGTGGATTATGTTCTTGACTACATTCTGCAATGAATTCATCTTCAAAATCTTTTTTATCAGGTCTCTTCTGTGGGTTTGCAATCCAGAGTTTTTTTGCTTCTTCGCCTATCTTACCCTCGTATGGTGCAGGTGTTCCTGCTTGCCACATGGCTTTAAATACCCTTTCATCTTGGGCCAATAAAGATATTGCAGCAACTTTCATGCCCATGTCATACAGATATTTAGATAATTTTAATCTTTCACAATTCATATCTCTTACAGATTTACCACCAGATAAACCAAATACTTGTCCCTGAAAAGCACCTGATACTCCTGTTGTACAGAGATCTTGCGAATATGACATTATACTTGGGGCAATAGCACTTGCAGGCGGTGCTTCTGATTTTATTTCTTGCCTTATCGTTTGAGTGCTATTAGATTCGTTTATATTTCTATTTGTATTATCTGAAACTGTATTATTATTATTTTGATTTAGATTATTAGTTTGCACATTTGATTCAGAGGTAGATTGATTTATATTTCTATTTGTATTGTCAGAAGTGCTTGTTGAAGTATTAACATTATTATTGTTAACAGTTTGATTTACATTTGAATTTACTGTACTTGTTGAAGTATTAATATTTGTATTTGTATTATTTGATGTAGTTGTAGCAGTTGAAGTATTTACATTTGTGTTAACACTTGTATTTTGATTTGTATTTACATTCGTATTTGTTGATGTATTTGTGTTTGTAGATACATTTGTGTTTGTAGAAACATTTGTATTATTTGTTGTTGTATTATTTGTATTTGTATTAGTGTTAGTGTTTGTATTAGTGTTGTTTGTAGTCGTATTGTTTGTTGTATATAAATTATTATTTTCGCAATACTGTGTTCCATTTGTGCAAGCTGTACCTGCCTGTTGTGTGGACTGTGCAAAAAGAGGAGTTGAATAAAATAATAAACACAAACACAATCCACAAAACAGTTGGAGAAAATTAAATTTATAATTACCAGACATATTATTAATTAAAATATTTTTTGGTAACTACCACTTTGACATTGATTAGTCAAATATCTATTTAGATAAGTAAACTATAACTGTTTGTAACAGGAAATCAAAGACAAAATAATATTATTTTTTATTCCAAAAAGGGTTTACTTTTTTTCAAATCACTATAATATGTAAAATATACATTGAGGAAATATAAAATGAAAAAACAAACAAACTTCAAAAAAGCAAGAATGCAATACCTTGACTACCTAGATGAACTTCTTGAAGGTTCAGCATTAACTGTATCTTCTAGGTATCTTCCAAGTGTTTCAACTTCTTGGCAGGTCGTAAATGGCAATTGGCTTCTAAAGAATATTCACAGCACTCATATTGCAATGGTAGATACACAGGGCAATGTAAGTATTCCACAATGGATTTTAGAGGAGATATCATAATGAAAAAATTAAGAATACATAAACCTAAAGTATCGTATAGGGAATTCTGTCTATTTCAAAATTCGTGGATTGATTTGTGGACTACAGAAGATGAGCAAGATCTCATTAAAAGTATGAACCCTGAACTACAGTCTAAATTGTTAAAAGTTGTTACTGATGATAATGGTAATGAAGAAACTACTGTTATTTGGAGTAAATAAAGGAGAAAATTATGGAACATAATCAAAAACAATGGATCAAACAATTCCAAAATATACATGGAGATGAATATTTGGGATTTACTGATAGAGTTAATGCAAAAGGTCTTATTGACCTAGCGTTGATATTTGCAAGAAACAATATGGAAATGTTTTTTGATACGCAATTAATGAAAAACACAACCTACACAATAGTTGAAATGGATAGGTTGGTTGATAACTTTATTAATGACAACACTGCAAGTTTAGAGTTGTTAGATGCAGACGGAGATCCTAAATGAAAACATATGGTAAATTAAATCATAATAATCAAGCAATTGTTACAGCACTTAGAGATACCGACTCAAAAGGTAGTGTAAAGGTTATAACTAGAGCATTAGAAAATGGCAGTTTAATACCTGAAAATACTAAAGTTTCTGAATTATTTGAATTAATAAGGTTAGAGAGATATATTCAAGAAAAAACCTTGCATATAAAAAAATTAAAGCAAGATGTTGAGGATCTAAGAAAAAAATTAGGGGTTTTATAAATTAGTTAAGGGATATTAAAGCTAAGAGAAAAACTATCCAAAACAAGAAGAAACACCATACAATGATATTGTCGTGTTTTCTCTGTTCCTTTTTATTCATTTATCCTCGCCTTTAAAACTTTTACTTGCTCCACTTGTTCCTGCATAAAGTCCAAACCATGCTGCACCTGCACCAACAATAATTGATATAAGGCCACTTTGCTCAAGGCTTGGTTCTTCTAATGCCATGAACCACATTGTTGAGTAATATAAAAGAAATATATAAACACTTAAAAATACTCTTGGGAATATTCGCCAAGAATCAACTGCTTGTGCAAGATGTATCCACTTCTGATGTGGATTTCTTGTTGTTTCATCTTCAAGATCTCTTATCTTGTCTTTTAGATGTGATATTTCTTCTATCATAGACATAAATTTACTTAAATCCATTTCTACTTCGTTACGATCCATGTCGCCACTAAATCTATTTCTATTATCTTCCATGTTCACTCCTATGTTGGTTCTGTTGGAAATATTACATCAGAAAAATTATCACTATCTGTGTAACTACTTGGTAAATCTCTTAATTGTTGTCTATATGTAACCCACTCAGCTTTTTTACTATCTGTTAATGGAGAATCAACTCCTACTGTCCAGTCTGAATCTTTTAACAAAAAACTTCTTTTATTCCTTATCTTTTGTGTGGTTGTTAAAGGTTTTTCTGGTGTGGGTGCGTAAATTGTCATTATTGTTTTGTAAGTTTTAAGGCACTTATTCTTGTTGCAAAACCACCTATGTTTGGAGTTGTATTATCAGCAATTACTTGACCTTGCATTTTTACAGTGAATGAAGTGTTTGCCAGTAATGTTATCTTACCAGCTAAAATTATTGGTTGAATTGCTGAACCACCAACTGGTGATTGATATTCTGCAATTGTTGTAGAACCACTTATAATTCTTGACTCAAGTTGTGTTAAAGAATTGAATGTACCACCAACCATACAATTTGCAACAATCAAATAATCACCAGCATCAGCTGATGTAAAAGTTGTTGTTACTAAATCAGAAAAGTTATCTCCACTTCTAGCGTCACCAAATGATGATGTACCAGATGCACCGTTTACAGCAAAAGAACCTGTTGCTCTTGTTCCAATTTCATTTGATGTTATACCACTTGTAGTGATTTTAAGACCATTAGCATCACCAGTAAGTGTATTTCCATTCAATGTTAATCTTTGTGCATCCAAACTACCAGCTGATATATTTGAGGCATTGATGTCATTAATCGTCATACTCCCACCCTCTATTGTTCCAGCAGTAAGTGTTCCAACATTTGCCGATATAGATGAAAGGGTTGCAACATTTATTTCAGTAGCAGTTACAGAATTAGCAGCAATAGAATCTTGATTTACAGCATCAGTGGCTATTAGGGCATTTGTAACTGCATCATCAATAATCTTTGCTGTTGTTACTGCATCATCAACCAACTGTGCTGTATTTATATTATCAAGTGTTGCTAGATTTCCTTGATTATTTATATTTGCAGCAGTTCCTTCTGATGTAATTATGTCTGCAGATCCTCTTACTGTTTGTCCTGTTGATAAATTTACAGTTGTAAATGAACTATATTGATTTTGCGTTCCAATATGACGAATTCTTATATTGTAAGTTTTATTAGCTTCTAAACCACGAACTGTTGCCCTTGATATATTTGCACTTACAATTGCATAATCATCAAAACTTGAATCACTTGAGATCTTATATTGTATTTGTGTACCAATTATAAAGTTTTCATCATGGCTATTAGTCCAAGTAAGTAAAGCATTTACACTATTTACTGAAAAACTATTATTTACATTAGCACTAGCACTTAAACTTGCAGGAGCAGTAAGTGCATTTGATCCAGTTCCAACCGCACTACCTTCTGCAATATCTGTTTCATAATCGCTTGTGCCAAAAGTAAAAACACTTGATGCAGCTTCTTTTAGAATTAATTTTGTAACAACTACCTTTTCTGCTTCTGATCCAACTAATTCTAAATTTGTTGATATTACTTGAAATACCTTATTTGAAAACCCTAGTCTTTCGTTTGTAACATAAACCCAGTCTGCAGGTTGTAGTCGTAAAAACTTTATATGTGTTGTTAAAGATATTGTTGTAGTTTGTCTATTTCTGTTAAGTGTTATATTAGCGATTCTTTGGGCCATTGATGAAGTAACAGTAAAAGGTGTTTGCACTTCAAGAGTTTTAACAAAGTTTGCTGTACTATCCCCAGAAGGTGTATCTGCATTAAGAAATGTAGAATTTTGTAAAACTGGCGCATCTGATGCTTGGTAGTCTTGTGATTTATCTACATATATCGCCTTTACTGTATTAAATAAATCTGCGCTTCTAGGATTAGTTTGTACTGCTATTGGTTCTAAAATATCATCATCAGTTATTGTTAATGTTGGCGATTGTGCTGCACCTGCAAATAAATTAAATTGGCCATTAGTATATGTAAGATCTCCTGCACAAGAAGTTAAAAGAGAATTAATTATGCCTTCTCCAGTAGCAGACATATTTGTAAAACCATTAGCAGTATATCTTGTTTCTGTTGTACTTCCGTCTGCTAAAGTAACTGTTTGATCACATATATTTGCTGCACTAGCAAATCCCCCAGTATTTGTTGTATCGTTTATTTCACTTGTTTTTGCTTTAAGTCCGTATCTTGTATCTGTAAGAAAATCCCTAATAATAAGTGCAGGGTTTGAGGTAAATGAAGTGCTACTATCTCTTGGATCAAAACACTTTTTACCTTGTACTATAAAACTTATTGCAGGTATTCCACTACCAAACTTTTCAGCATCATAAACGAGTTGTAGATATACATAAGCTATTCCTCGCCACCTATGATCTGAAGTTATTCCTCCACCAAAACTTGCAACTGAAGAAATGGCAAACTGATTTGCAGCTTGATCGTCTGCTCCAAGATGTTTTGAAAATCTAACAAGTCTGCCACTCGTAAAGGAGTTTGCATTATCTGTATTAGTAAAGTCGGCATTTGTTACTGTATGAACAGTTGTGCTTGATATAGTGCTTGTTGTAGATGTTAAGTCAATATCATTAAATCTAACAGTTTTTATATCTTCTATCTCGTGACCTGCAACTGCAACTATCATGTGCAACATATGATTATCAGTGCCACCTGCTTGCATATAAAGTATTGTTCCACCAA